ATCTTCAGCCGTCCCCGGCTGTCCATTATTATCTGGTGCTAACTGCCACATTGTTACTCCCGCTGAATCTTCAATGCTGATTCNNGCATGGCGGGAGGAATCCTCAACGGTTTCGTANCCAGNATCACAACGCACCGCCAGCTTGATCCAGCTACCCTCCTGGTAGCCTGCAGCAGGGACTTTGATGGCCCCGGATTCAATCGGATCCAGTCCGGTGCCACTTGACACAAGTGTACCGTCTGTGCCTCCTGCGGTTGGGTTATTTTTATAAATCTTGATTTTGCTTTCAGCCATTTATAACCACTCCATTTCTTGGTTCTTCAAAACCCTAATCTTCGCCCAGGTTTCACCGGGCAAGTTGGTCAATCTTGATTTTAGCCATCCGCCGCCACCCTTTCGCAGGTGATCCGGGTCTTCTCGCCGCGCTTTTCCGTGCGGATAACACGGTACACAACGCCATCATGTTTCAGGCGATTCTCACCCTGGTACTCAAAGCTGTAGATTTCAAAGCGTTTCGCCGGACGGAGGCCGGCTGTTGCAGCGTTGTAAAACTCCTCCGAGGACACAGACAACTCATTGGCAAACACCATCCGCTCCACAACATCCTCAATTTGATTTCCAATCTCATCCTGTGTGGTGGTCACGGACAGCAGGTAAATCACTTGGTCATGTCGCACCATCGCTCACCACCGGCGGCTGTGCGTACTCGACCGACAATGTCAAGTGCGCCTTGAGCATGTCATAAGATTTCGCAAACCTTTCGGCTTCCGGGTTGTCGTAGCCGAAGTGAGCCTTAGTGTAGATGATGATCGCCCTCTTAATCAGCGCATCCGGCTCCTCCGCATCCGCCTTTTCTTTTACCACACCAGATAATTTGAGATCATCCCTTGCGGCAGCAATCAGGTCCGATATTTCAGAATCAAAGGCGCTGCTGGTGATGCGCAGCGCCAGTTTTACATCGTCAATCAGCGCCACGGCTACCGCCTCGCTTTCGCCGTTTTGGCTGCTTACCGGACGCATTAGCCCCGGCAGATTGCTCCACCGGGGCTTTTTCGATGAGTCCGTGCCGCTCAAGATAGTCGGCGTGCTGAACATCGGACACCAAATACGACTTTCCGCGCAGGTAGGTGCGGCCCGTGAACGGGTCCACAAAGGACCGCCTCACTCGGTACATCATCAGGTATCACGCCCCTTGCTGGGCGGACTTCTTCACGCGGACGAAGCCGTTCCACTTGATGACGTTACCACCGACGTACACCGAGCCGCGATGCGCCACCTGGCCCGACCGGAACTTGTAGTCGGTGGACCGCTGGATGTCGATGTCCGAGAAAATGGCCAGGCCGTAGTTGGTCAAGTGGCCATAGGCCATGCAGTAGGTATCAGGAGCGGTTCCGGCCGCAGACAGGACACCGCAAGCCGAGTTCACAATAAACGGAATGCCGTCAATCAGCCCGGTATTCCCGTTGTAGCTGATGGTATGAACCCGGTTTCCATTGCCATCGCGAAGTTTCGCAAAGGCCTTCAAGTCAGCTTTGTTTAGAATAAGAGCTGCTCCGGATTCAACATCTTCCTCGCCGCCGTAGCTGAAAATGATTTCATCAAGCGTTCCCTCGTCGATGGTTGCCAGAGACAGGTCCGTCGACGGGTCGATGGCGCCGGCCTTGAGATTCGAGCTGGAATAGTTGCTGGCAAAAATGCCGGTGATGCGGTTGCTGGTGCCCGGGCCGATGAGGATTTGCCGAGCGATGCGCTTGCGAAGGGCGGTCCGCACGCCGTTGACCACCTCAGCGTCGTAGTCAACGTCCGGCAGTTTCAGGACGCCCTCGTCCTCTTCGGTGTACACCGTGATTTTGCTCTTGTTGATGCTGACGAACCCAAATTCCATGTCGGATTCATGATAGTTGGCATCATCGGCCACTTCGGCACCCTCGCCGTAGCCACGGACGTAGGACCGCTCGAACGCCTCGCCGCCGATCCGCGGGAAGATGCGGACGAGGTCGATGATAGACGAGACCTCGTTCCACGCCGGCATCACATCCGTGCCGTACCGGGTCGGAACCAGCACGCCTTCGGTCGTGAGCTTCACGGCATTCATGGCCTTCAGATCACGGCCGCGCTCCGGAGATGCCGCGAAGCCCCAGCGAGTGATGACGCGCTGCGGCTGATCTGTCATGCGATCGATGACGCGACCGTTCCCGCCCGGTGCCGGCGAACCGTCATTCACCAGCCCGGTCCGCAGATCTGCCATCTGGTCCTGCAGCGCGCGAGCATTCGCCCGGGCAACAATAGCCTTCTGATATTCGTTGTCCAGTTCTTCGATCTGCGCCTTCACCTGATTGAACTTCTCCACATTCCCCTCGGCAGCATAGGCTTCAGCCTCTGCTACCAAAGCTTTTCTTTTTTCAACATACTCCTTACGATTCATCTTCACATACCTCCTTAAGTTTTAAAAGTTCTAATTGAAGTTTGAGATTATTACTGTTTTTAACCAGTTGTTTCTGGACCAAATCAAAAAGTCGACGCATCGCTGCATCGGCTTTCATTTGAACTGCCAATCGGCTGAATGCATACGCCGGCGCTGCCCTGGCAGCCACCGGCTCCTCGGCGTCATTGGCATACAAGATGCCGTCGGCAAATCCCAACTCGACGGCTTTCTTGGCACTCATCCATGTTTCTTCATCCATGAGGCGAGAGATTTCGTCCCGCGGCAGGCCGGTCTTGATTTCGTAAGCGTTGATAATGGCCTCCTTGATTTCATCCAATACACCTGCCACGTGCCGGAGCTCGGCCGCGTCACCTGCAGCATGAACCCACGGGTTGTGTATCATCATCACAGCCGCCGGAGACATGAGCACTTCGTCGCCGGCCATGGCAATAATGCTAGCGGCCGACAGTGCCTTACCATCAATTTTCACAGTGACTTTTCCTTTGTGTTCCATAAGTGCATTGTAGATGCCGGCTGCAGCCCAAACAGCTCCTCCGATGCTGTCAATCCAGACAGTGAGATTTTTGTCTTTATATTTGGCCAGCTCCTGCCGGAATGCGTTCGGGGCCGTATGCTGATAGCCCAGCCATTCATANAGCCATGCATCGTCATCGTCTACAATTTCGCCGTCAATACGGAGTTCTGCTTCATCATCGGACTTAGCATAGAACTGCCAAAATCGCATCCTTATTCCTCACCTCCTTCAACGGGGGCAGTATCGGTCACCACATCAGTATCCAGCCGGCGGATGGGCTGGTCCCCTCCCGGAATTGGCGGGAGATTCAAAATACGCCGCCATTCATTCGGCGTCAACGCGCCGCGGTCTACCATCTGCACCAGTCCCAGCTTGGTCTGCATGCTTGCAAACGTCAGGCTGGTCGCATCAAACACAATGCGGTTTCCAAACCCCCGCTCCCGCCGGGAGAACAACTTGCGCGTGAACTCCTCGCTCATTTGCTGGGCCAGCGGAGCGATCTCAGCCTCGAAGTACGCAAGCCATTCATTTTCATCATAGGTAGCCTTGACAATGGCTTCATTAACGCGGAAGAATGCATAAATCCGCTCCACGGCCTGCTTCTGCATCTGGGAGGGCGGAACAAACTGCTGGCCCGTGTCTCGCAGCGGCTCCACATCGAACCGGCCGTCCTGCGGCAGGATACCTGTCTCGTTCTCCAGGCTCAAGTACTGGTCGGAAAACTCTTGTACATTGCGACGCATGTCATCAGGCTTCAATTGCTGTTTGAATTTCAGCATCCACCTGATGAACGCCGAACGCTTCACCGCTTGGACGATGCTCTGGTCCGATGCGTTGATAATTTCAAGCAGCGATTTCAGTGCCTCGGCCTTGGGAGCCCCAAAGATATCGTTCTCTGCGTACTCGTCGCGAATATGAATCACGTCCGAGTACGGCAACTCCAGCAGCTTGCCATCCGTCAGTTGGAACCTCATCCAAAGCTGCCCATCCGGCCTGACCACTGCCTCGGCCGTCGCCGCCGGGATGATGTACAACTGCGCCGGCAACCCGTCCTGATCCCGGACGATCTGGACGAATGCGTTATTGTTCATCTGGAGCAATGTCGCCAGCCGTTCCCGGAACATCTGGCCGCCGCTGTACGGATTCGGCTCCTCCAGAAGCAGCCGCAGGTACGGCTCCGGATTAATCTGCATCCCTTCGGCCGTCTCCCGGATGTGCATGGCAGTCAGCGCGCCAATCGCTTTCGCTTTCGGTCGGATGGCCGCCCTAACAATGTCGCTCCGGTACAGGTTCCCATCCCAGGTTCGATACCAGCTCCCGTGCTCCGTGATGAGCTTGACACGCATGATCGTCTCAGAGCGCTGCCTATTGAAAACGCGATTAATCCAGCTCACATACTCACCACCTCTCTCGAGCAACAGAAATCCGCCCAATCGGGCGGCTTATGGCTGATACATGGCGAAGTCGTCTTTGCATCGGAGATAGGCGACATAGGCGTTTAGGAACGATGTGTAACCGTCGATCCGCGCCTTGCTTGACTTTTTATCGGGTGCAACGTTATTGTTCGCGTCAACACGCGCCGCGGTGTTGGTGACGCACCACCTGAACAACCCATTGTGCCGGCTGAAGACGATCAGCTTGTCCTTGAACAGCGCTCGGGTCTCCTTCATTGGAGTTGAAAGTGTCTGAAAGCCCTGGGCAACTTCAAAGACGACGCCNCGGCCGTCCTTGTCTTCCCGCGGGAACCCCCGCAGTTCCATCTCCTCTGCGAAGTCAACGAAATGCCAGCGGTCCGCTCCAATCTTCCAAAACACAACACCGTACTCCCGTGCCAGCATCTCAAACCATGCCGCGACATCTTTTCGGCTCACCAAGCTTCCTTCGCAGATATGGAGCAGTTTGTCGTTAAGCGGGTCGCTGGCGCCGGTCCGGGTAAATGCCTCGTAAGCCATCTTATCCTGCTTGCTATTTTGCTCCAACCGGTTTCGGGCAATGAAGTAACGCTGGAATACATGGAGCTTGCCGTCAAAAGGCACCAGCGCTGTAGCGCAGCACAAGTCCGTCGTTTCAGATAAGTCCACGCCGCCCACTGCATACTTGTCCCGGAGCATGTCTAAAGACATATCGGCTGCGCACTGGTCGACGGTATGCAGGTCAAAATATACCACCGCTGTGCTGGCCGCCCGGTTTAAGTGTTTGGCCAAAAACGACGGCAGCATCGACGGGTCTTCGATGGTCTTTTGAAACTCCTCCCGGAGGTACCGCATCGTCGGCCGGCCTTCCGGTATACCCGGATTAGCCTTAATCCAACAGCGTTCATCTGTTGGGTCGTCATCTATGTCAATACGAAAAATCATTGGGAAAAGCCGCTCGTCGCTCTCACCATTCAGTCGCTTTTCACACCGCTCCAAAATAGAATCAAATATGCTCTCCCGCACAAACCCAAATGTCGAGATAATGATACCCAGCGGCTGCGTCCGGGCACCAGTCGCCGAAGTGAAAACATCATAAGTATTCCGGTCCGTGATAGCGTGACATTCATCAATGACATAGCAATGTGGATTCAAACCGTCTTGATTCTGACTGTTCTTTCCGCCCGGTTTCATGAAGCTGTTTGTAGCCGGAAATAAAAGCATTTCAGCATTGTCCCGGTCGCGCTTAGTTCTCCAATATCGCCGCGGGTCATCGGGTGGCGTCAGGTACGGGCTGGACTGCAGCAGAGCCTTCGTGTTCTCATACACAATAGCTGCCTGACTCTTCACCGTTGCCAAGCACCAGACCTGTGCAGCTGGCTCGCCGTCCAACATGAGCATGTACGCCGCTAGCGCCGAAATGAACGTTGATTTGCCCCACTTGCGCCCGACGAACAGCACCAGCTCCCGGAAATACCGAACGTCCATGGCCAGCTCCGGGTCGTGCCATCTGATGCCCAGCACGCAGGCGACGATGTATTTTTGCTCCATAGATAACTCCAACGGCTTCCCGGCCCAGCGACCCTCACGATGCCGGAGCATGCCGCAGAACTCGATAAATGCATCGACATCCGTTGGGTCATAGAAAATGTCATCGCGAGCCATTAGCTCCTCGATCATCCGCTTCAGCTTGCGGATGTCCTCGCCAAAGCGCTCTGGATGGTGGTCGACGTAATCGTGCCAATCCTGGATGTACTTCGGCAGTTTACTTAACCCGACGCATGCGGCTTTGGACGAGTTTCTCGAACGGGTTTTGCTCGCCGTCGCCACCTTTGCTCTCCCCTTTGACCGCACCCGTCGAGCTGGCCAACTCCGCTAGTTGCTTACATGTTGCCAGATATTGGCGTGCCATTCGTTCGTAGTGCTGTGCTGCAGCTCGTATGCGCGTCATTGCCGGCGAGCGTTCGCTGGCTTGGTAAACTTCGGTGGAACCATTCTTGTTTATGTCTTCCTCCAAATCTTCCAGTTCAACCCGAAGAAATGCCGCCCGTTGGATAAGTCCTTCGACCAATCGCAACATATTTTCCGGCATCCCGGACAAAATCTCACGAAGTCGCTGTTCCTCAGCCGAAATTCGTTCTTGTCGCGTTATTTTCTTCTTTCTCGGCACAAAATCACCCCTTTCTAGGGACTCCCGGGTCGTGCACGCGCGAGCCGCGAGTAAAAAGAAAGGCCCGCCGCTCGGTCCCCAGCCGCCAGCACCCGCTCACAAGACAGGGGGGGCTATGCCGCCCCGCCACCGCTCTCCGGAACTGGCTCAACAAACTGGCTCAAACCTGAATCTTTGCTATGCTTGGCCGCATGGCATTCCCTGCACAGCAACTGCAAATTGTCTGGGTTGTATGCGATGTTCCAATCCTGCCAATTGCTTTCGTCCAGCGGCTGAATATGGTCGACGTCAGTACCAACCTCTATGCGTCCTTGCCGCAGACATTCTTCGCAAAGTCCATGTGCACGTTGAATCACATATTGCCGTACTCTTTCCCATTCAGTTGTGCGATACACCTGCGGAAATCGGGCCATAGCATTTCACTCTCGCATAGTGAAGGCTCCCCTGACTAAAGTCAGAGGCTTCTAGGGATTGATACCCAGGGCTTGCCTTCCCAAACCCAAAATATTTAGTGCCGCATTAACGTCACGGTCTAACTCCAGACCGCAACACGGGCATTTGAAAACTCTTTCCGACAGCGGCATNTTCTGCCGATGCCCACAACTTGAGCAAGTCTGACTGGTATAGGCGGGATTAACAGCCACAAACTGACGACCGGCCCACTCTGCCTTGTACGCCAGCAGTTGGAAGAATCCCGACCATGCCGCGTCAGAAATGCTTTTAGCTAAACAGCGGTTTATAAAAACC